GATGGTATAAAGTCGGGGTTAACAATTCCCTTCGTGCATAAAGGAAAGTGGGCAGTACATGAGTTATTGCCCATTTTTATAAATAAAACAGGAATTGTTGACGTAAGCATAGCAACATTCAATATCAGCGAAGATAGCCTCAGACCGTTGTTTTTCATGCTCGACAGGAAAGAAATAAATAGCCTGAAGCTTTTGCTCGATATGAACGTAAAGCGCCATAAACTCGATTTGTTGCTGTTTGCGGCCAACATCACACCCAATATCCGGCTCTCGAGTACTCACATGAAAGTCATGCTTGTCGAAAATAAGGACTTTAAAATCAGTGTTGTCGGCAGTGCAAACCTTAATAATAACCAACGTTACGAAGCAGGATACATTTCAACGGATGCCGTTTACTACGAATATTTTATGAATGCTTTTATGGATGTTTTCAATAATGACAGTTTACCCTTTATATGGAATTGACCGACGAACAATTAACCCGGCTGGAGGAAATGGCAGCCGCTTTGATGCCGCCTGCCGAAATAGCCATCCTTCTGGGAATCGATATATCAAAGCGTGATTTGTTTGTGCAAATATGTAAAAATCACAAACAATCAATTATTTACGATGCCTACCAACGTGGCAAACTAACAACAAAACTGGAGCTTCGTCGTACGGTCGTAAAATTGGCTAAAGTCGGATCACCTGCCGCCGAACCCTTAGCCGAAAAATTTATTCGTGAACAACAAATGGATGAATGATGCCAAACGCCAAAGAATCAGCACTAAAGAAAATAGAACGTAACCTGTTCAAAGACCGGAAAGATATCAAAGAAAACTTCTCCGAACGTGAGTTTCAACGCAAAGCACGCATAATGCTATGTGTTTCCAAGAAACTCGATCAGCCGATGATATCGGACAAAGAACTCGTTGAATTTCTCAAAGCCGGATGCGAAGGAGCCTGTACTCCTGTCGAAAATGCAACAGCATACCGGGATATCGCAGCCGTTTCTAAAATCTGCGGCAATGTTACTCTGGCGTCCAAAGCATGGTATCGGTATATGATTGTTGAAGGCGCTAAAGAAGCGTTTGAGATAGCGAAAAAACAGAAAGATGCCAAAGGAATGGCGGCAGCCCTCGATAAAATCGGTAAATATACAATGGCAGACAAAGAAGATTCCGAAAACATCTTATCGCAAATGTTACCGCCTAACTTCGAACCCACTGCCGACGCTTCCGTATTGGGTGAAGAAATCATAGTAATAGGAAATCCGGAGAAACGCCGTCGCCAGCTTCGGGATTTATTCAAAGGAAAAGATATTGTTGACATTCAATCTACCGACATAACCGATGAAGAAAGACTATAAACACATACTATCGGTCGATCAGCTGCATACTCAGGAAGCCAAAGTTCTCAAGTACCTGAACCGGATGCAGCGTGAAGTTATGATTGTCAATGCTCACAGCTGCTACATTGTCGCTGCCCGCGGTACAGGAAAATCCGAAGGGCTCGATGCTGTCCGCCTTTTACAAAATGTATGGTCGATGCCCGGTTCCACCGGCGGGCTTATATCACCCTCCTACGCCAAAGCATGGGGCAATACATTGCCCGCTATCTGTAAAGCCCTCGCCGAATGGGGTTATATACAAGGTATTCATTATTTCGTCGGTCGCAAAGCTCCGGCTTCAGCAGGCTTTAAACAGCCCAAACGCCCACCGCTACAAGATGCATGGTCAAACTGTATCCATTTCTGGAATGGTACAGTTCTGGTCGTCCTCTCTTTTGCTCAAGGTATGTCCGCCAACTCCATGTCGCTCGATTGGCTGTTAGGTCCCGAAGCGAAGTTTCTTAACTACGACAGGATTAAATCGGAAATCAATCCCGCCAATCGTGGTAACGTTAAAGACTTCGGTTACTGTCCCTGGCATCATGGCGTTTTCTACACAACCGATATGCCTACCTCCAAAATGGGCAGATGGATACTCGATAAAGATAAAGAAGTGGACTTTGAGCATATCCGCTTCATCAAATATCTGTATCAAGAAATCAAACGGTTCGAACGAATGCCCGACCAGAACCAATATGTCAAGCGTGAGATTCAGGAACTCAGAAAAGAACTCGAAATCGCTCGCCGTTACCAGAAGCCCGTTGTCCCAATCAAAGGCAAGAACCGTGAATATACGGCTTTCTATGGCGAATACGATGTTTTTGATAACCTTGAAGTACTGGGCGAAGACTTCATCTGGGAAATGTACCGCGACAGTCCGGCGCTTATATGGCGTACTGCCTTCCTGAATGAAAGGTTATTCAAGATAGCAAATGGTTTTTATTCTGCTCTCAATGACGAAAGACACTTCTATGTTCCTGCCGATCCAACCGGTGCATCCTTTGAAGACTTCTCCATGGACAAAGCCAAAAGCGATACCTGCCTGACCGACTATGATCTCGATATGTATGCACCGTTACACGTTGCCTTCGACAGTAATGCTGCGATATCTTCCATTGCCATCGGTCAGGTTAAGAAAGATCAGTTTGCCGACAATGGTGAATTGAAAACGATTAAGAGTATGTTCGTCAAGACTCCGGAGAAATTACAGGATCTTGTCAACAAAGTTTGCAAATACTACACTTTTAAGCCTGTCAAAGAAGTTGTATTCTATTACGACCATACCTTTATATGGACAACCGGAACGAGCAGCACAAGCTACGCAGATACCGTAAAGAAGTATTTCGAAATGAACGGTTGGCAAGTAACCGATGTATACATTGGCCAACAACCAAAGCACGACTGGCGACACGAACAGATCGATCTCGCCCTGAAGGGACAACCGGGATTGCTGTTCCCTACATTCAACTTACATGAAAATGAATACCTGAAGCTCGCAATGGAGCAGACCGGTATCAAACAAGGCAAAGACGGCTTTGAAAAAGACAAATCACCCGAAAAGCTACCCGATTCACCCGAACACCCGGACGAATATAAAACCCACATAACCGATGCATGGGACACTTTGTTTGTCGGCACTAACTTCTTCTATACTGAACCCTATAAAGTGTCAGGAGGAGCGATCTTCTTAGGTACTGGACACTATTAATCAACCCTTCTTCTACTAGGCTCAAAGCTATATTCTATCATCTGGTAGCTTTGAGCATTTTTTATCAATCGGTATCACACGAGTGTGATGATTTATGAGGGGCGGCTCAGCATATACCAAATGTTAAAATTATAACGGTCGCAAAATTTTAAGAGGGCGGTGCGTGGTCAACTCTGACAAAAAGAGAAAAATATTCCCTTTTGAACCCTTTTTAATATTGATAATCAAAATATTATATTTTGAAACTTGAGAAAGTGTTGTTTTATTTGCGTTTTTTAACAATAAAACACTGATGATTAACATTTTAGGTAACTATGAAGCATTTTAAAGCAATTTAAGAGCCTATTTTTGACTTTTCCACTTAAAAGAGAAAAACTTTTTTTTCGTGAAATAGACTTGAAATATACCTGTCAATACAGGTTGTTTTCATATAGATACGTGTTTAAGTAGTTGATACACAGCTTTATATATTTGGTATGTGAGATTATTTTTGTATATTTGTATTAAGGAAATGATACGGCAATATCAAGACCGAAAAACTAAAGTAATTAATAATTTAAATTTTAAAAGCAATGAACAAGAAGAAAGCAGCCAATGTGGCAGGAGGAAAGAATGTATTAGTTGTAACAGCTGATAACAGTTCTAAAAACAAAAAATTTGATGTTAAAGACATTCAAGATGTTACGCCAGTAACAGAAACCAAAGCGGAAGAAAAACCACAAGAGCAACCGCAAGCAGTTGAAGCACCCACCGCAGAAACCACAACACAGGAAAACAACGTTATAAAAGCGGAAAGACGTATTCCAACAATGCAGGAACTTAAAGATAGTGTGACAACTCTTTATTTGTTGCAGGAGAAACACAGCCAACTTATAACAAAAAGGGCATCGTTAAATAAATTTGCTATTACCCACCAAAAAGACAACGCCGAAGCCGTAATCACAGATGCAAACGGCGAAGAGTTTAGAAGTTGCAGTCCTAAGACAATAGCCAAATTAATAGAGTTCTGGAAAGAAGAATTTGACGAAGCGATAAATGAGGTAGAAAGCCAATTAAAGCAAATATTTTTAGGTGAAGCAGCGTAAACCAATAAGAAAGCCCTGCTTAATGAGGCGGCAACCTCGCAGGGCTTAATTTAAAAAACTAAATGTACTTAACATTCAATTTTAAAAGCATAACAAAGATATGAAAACAAATACTTCAAACCAAGCAACAGCAAAAAAACAAATATTCTCAAATTCGTACAGAAACCGCAAGCCTTTGACCGAAGCACAAAAAGAAGCGTTAACGGCTAAACGTGAAGAACTTAAAAAACTATCTAAACCTCTAAAGAAACAAAAGGATAAAGGCAAAATAGAAAGCATAAACGCAGGATTAAAAGCCATTTACGCCAAACAAGGACACACAGAACTAAAAACACTTACAGAGTGGAACAAAGGAGGATATTCTGTAAATAAAGGCGAAAAAGCTCTTTTGTTGTGGGGTAGCAAAAAAACAACCGTACCAAGAGAAACAGAAGCCACAGCAGACCCTTATGAATTTTTTCCTCTGTGTTATGTGTTTTCAAATTTACAAGTAACTGAAAAGTCAAAAAACAATGCTAAAAATTAAAGCTATGATTTTATCGGTAACAATGGAGAACAACGAGCCTGTAATAAAATTGACAGGCTCAAAATTAAAAGAGTGCGGTTTTAATACAAATGATGCTATTTCTGTTCAGTTTTCAGAAAATCAAATAATTATCAGTAAGAACAAAGATACCGCCACGATAGAAGAAATGGAACGAAAAAATCCGTCTATTAGAAAATTGATAGACGAGTTCGGACTTGATTTATTAGTGGGATAAAAATAATTTAAATAAATAACTTATTATGACAACTTTAACCGAAAAAAGAACCTTTAATTTTCAAGAAAATAAAACCGAAGTTTTAGATTTTGAAACGCTAAAAGTAACCCACAAAGAAAATGACGTGTACGGCAACCCCTTGAAAGGTTTGTATCATTACCAAGTAATTGACGAAGTTTTAAACATTTGCAAAAACAGTGGTTTAAGCTATGAACTTGAAGAAATTTTTGCAGCACAAAATAAAAGTAGTCAATATCCGGGCGTTAGTATTTTGCCACAAGTAGAAGCCATTCATGGCGAAAATTCAGCAGAAGCGCACATTTTAAGACGTGTTTTCACGACTATAAAAATTAATGATGGTGAAAACTCAGAAATGAATACTACTATTGCAATCGCTTACCATCAAGACGGAGTACAGATCGGCTTCGGTCCTAACGTCAAAATTTGCCATAATCAATGTATTTTGTCTAAGGACAGAACCGCCTATAATTACGGTAAAGAGGGCGTAAGCAATGAAGAAATGTTTGCAAGTGTGCAAAGGTGGTTAGATAACTTTTTCGAATACAGGGAAACCGATTTACGCATCATTCAGAAAATGAAACAAATAAGATGCTCACAAAATGAAGCGTATCAATTTATAGGTTTATTAACCTGTATGCGTGTAGCCAAAGATAGCAGCAATAAAAATTTATCTGCCAATGTAAAACAATATCCTTTGAGCCAGTCGCAAATATCACAGTTTACAGAAGAGTATTTGAACCGACAATTAAACGGTCAAGTTTCGACATTGTGGGATTTATACAATATTGCAACAGAACTATACAAACCCGAAAAATCGGAAATACCGAATCTTTTACCGCAAAACGTTGCAATGATGGACTTAATTAAACAACGGTACGATATTGATTGAAAAAAATTGCGTGAGTAATTGCCCACGCTTATAAACTTGCTACTATGATAACCATTGTAAAAAGAGACGAAAGTTTACGTCATTTAGGTATGTTGAAAATAAAAGTAAATAACAAAAGAACCTATTGGATAAGCCTAGATAATGACGGATATAAATATTGTGTTGATGGTAACATTGAGTTTTATTATGAAATTAGAAACAAGGAATTAAGCGGTTTTATTGAATTGAAAAAAGCCACAAGAACGAAAGAAGAAACTATTATAACCAAGTGGGGAAACTCGAAACGAGTAATAAACAAATTGAAAGAAGAATAGATATTTAGCTTTGTTATGCTAACAGCTTCCGCATGGGTGATGCCCATCCATCGGCGGCTACTTTCTTGTGTTTCGCAACGAAGAAAGGTAGCAAAGAAGTGCATTTTTGTGCCTTTTCTCATTTTTTTCGTGCCGGCACGAAGCGGTATATTTCATCGGGCTATGGTCGCCCATCACGCTCACTTACTCCTCGAAATATGATTTTTCTGACTCCGTTCATCTTCCTGATGGTACGGATTTTTTTATACTAATATTATTATCTTTGAAAATAAATCACTTTAAATATATCAATATGTCTTATCTAGTATTATGTACCACTTGTGGTGGAAAAATGTCTGTTAATGCTAAAGTTTGCCCACATTGTGGTGAAGATTGGTTTTATAAATATGGAGAGGTACTAAAAGTTTGTTCATATGATGGTTTAAAAGAATGGCGTGAATTTGAAAAAAGATATTTAAGAAATTCAGGTAAAGACGTTTTACAAGTCATTAGTATAGAGCTATGTGCAGAATTAAGAGAAGCTCATCGATGCAATGGGACTGGTAAAATAATATATATTGATACTCTTATCTGGATGTACAGAGCAAATAATTATAAAAAAAGAAACTGTCCACAATGTGGGGGTACTGGAAAAGTAATCACAAATGGATATCGCGATATGAGAAAACGTGT